CCATAATTCTATCGACAAGTTTATCGCGCTGTCACCTAAATGTCAACTATTATTTTTTCTCAGGTCTTATCAAACAATATTTTAAAGCCTTTTTTCTTATAGTAATCTAAGGCTAGCATCATACTACCAAATTCTTGCCCCGCAGTAGATCGTCTATCCGCCCCATATATCCATCCTTTTGTGCTTCCCCAGATATCTTTGTTATCAGCAGGATGAGGAGGAACCCAAGTTTTATACTTAGTGTACTTTTGAAGCATATAACTAAAGTGCATATCTTCTCCTACTCTGGAGTTCCAATGCATATCTGGTAGTTCTCTCCAAAATACGGAAATAAGATCTCGGGCAAAAAACCAAGAGTGGCCTACTATGTCTACTTGTTCTACAGTAGTATTATTATTCATTTCGTCCCAACCAACTCTTCTTCCGCACTGATAGTCAGGCTCAAATAATACGCCTATTGTACCAAGGAGGCCTTCATGAGTTTTGTGGGTTTCTATACAATTTCTAAGCCAATGCTTGCCCGGAATGGTGTCGTCATCAAAAATACAAGTATATGTTGTCCTAGCATTAAGAGCATAAGCAAATCTTGCCCACACTCCCCAGTTAGTACTAGAGATAGCATGGTTCAACCCCGAGACGACTTCTTTATCATACGGTACATCTGAAGTATTGTGCCAGTATAGTATTTCTGTAGGAACAGATTGATTTCGTATAGCTTCTACTTGCTCTTTCAAATAATCAGGACGTCTATAGCCGTTAAGAATTACTGTTGTTATTTCCATTTATTATTTTATCCCACTTACGCATAAAAGGTCTTGTTACCCGATTCTTTGTTTTATAGTCAATAGCACTGCCAACATCTACGTACATATTATTTGGATTTTGTCTCCACATCCAGTCTATAGCTACACAACTCATAGGTCCAGCTGAAAATAAAAATAGTGTGTTAGTGTGGTCTAGATAAGGTACTAATCTGTGTAATAAAGTCTTCCAAGTATTTACACAATCAGACGGAGATTCTATATCCCCATTCTCATTAGCGACTAAAATATACTCTCCCCAGTCAAAATCACAAAACTTATCCCAGTTATCGTTTATAAATATATCGGTGTCTAAAATATTGGTGTTAGCTATAAATTTTCTATACTTAGAATACATTGGCTCATGTTGAGGTATTCCATAGTAATAATTAGGATCTTCACACTTTAAGCCTTCTCTAAGTGCTTCTCCTAACTCTGTAATATAGTTAGGGGCAGTCCAATTGTCAATATCCGTAGCTTGTGTACCAGGTCCTATAGGCTTTCCCTCAATTAGGGCTAACTCTCCGTCACAGTATCTTACAAAAGCGAACGGGTCTCTCTTTTTTATAAGTTCGTAAATCATATGCTATCCTTGCAGAGGCTAATCCATCTCCGTAGGGATATGGTGCGTCTATAGTTGAAAAATCTAAATGAAAAGTTGTGTATACCGAAGGTCTTTCTGTTGCTTCTCTACAAACAATTGTTTTCTTCTTATAAAAGGCGGCTTCCTCTTGTAGACCCCCAGAGTCTGAAATAACACAGTGGCATCTAGCTAATATCTCTAGTACTTCTTGCCTGGGCAGGGGAGGCGATTTACGCATGCGAAGAGGGGGTAACGGATGCCCAGGATGTTCTATTATAATAGGGTCATACGAAGTGCCAAAAAAATAATCATCTAAAAATAGGGCAAGCTTTTTTTGGTCTGTCTCCCTTCTATGTAGAGTAATTAATATCTCTGGCCCATAAGTAATAGGAAGTTCGGGTAGGCTATCTGCTACAGTATTCCCAGTAACTACTATTTTTCCTTGCACTTTCTCATGCTTTAGATTTTTGTAGTCTAACTCAGTAGGAGCAAAATGAAGAGATGCCATCAATGAAATTGATCTGCGATAAAATTCTTCTGGAAAAGGTACATCTCTATAAGTTCTTAGCCCCGCCTCTACGTGAGCTATAGGAATCTCCGCATGATAAGCTGCTAAAGCCACACCATAAGCCGTTGCAGTGTCACCTTGTACAACTACTAAAGAAGTTTCAGGTAAAAATGGATTCTCTATAAGAGGGGTAGATACAATAGAGGATAGCCTATTATATGTATCTTTTACTAGTATTTGTCTAGTATATAAAGCATCTCCTAACAAAGTAGTATGCTGGGTTATTTGAACTAGTTCTGCTTTTCCTTTTAGCTCTTCGTATACTGGAAGAAGTTTTATATACTCTGGTCTAGTACCATAAAATATAGATATCATAGTTAAAAAGTAATATTAGCAGTTTCAAAACTATACACTGCATAGCGCAAAGCATCCGCCATGTGGCTATACTCATTGTGTACTGGTCTTTCATTCAGCAAATTAGGGTTCGGATCCCACGCATACTGGTCAAGAGACGCCAACACCCTCTTACATCGCTGGTCCACTATAAGTCTGTTGTTGTCCACGAGTGCTCCCACTGCTGCTATACCATCATTTACCGACTTTTTAGCGTTAGTAGTCGTTATATCATAACTCTGAGCAAGGTCAAAGCGTGTCTGAGCCGCCGCCGCATCAATAAATATGAAGTCGATTCCATAAGTATCTACCAGTTCTCGTATGCGTTCCGCGTGTGCTTCCGTCGTCTTAGCCGCTTCATAGTATTCTGCCACTACGTAGAACTTATCCTCTCCGTCATAGGCTATAACACACATCGCCGTCGGATCTTTAAAGCCTACGTCCAGCCCCGCAATGATGTCCATGCCACTCAAATCCATTCTGCTCAAGTCCGCTATGCACTTCTCCGCGTTAAACTTCCACACCTGCCCCTCGAACAACGTAAAATCAGCCTCATACTCTTGTGCGAACTCCGCCGCCGACATACTGCGTCTAGCCTCTTCTATGTCTTTCTCGTTCGTTCTAGGGTTATCATGCCACGTAGCATGAATTGATACCCATTCTGGGAACTCTTCCGTGAATCCTCGCTCATAAAATCGGCTAAACCAGTTATTTCGACCCCGCGGAGTGGAAATAAACAGCGCTTTAGACCGCTCCTTGTCTAGAGTAGGCCGCAAACTGATATTAAATGCGTCTTCTCCATCAGTAAGAGCCGCCTCATCAAAAATAATGAAGTCGTAAGAGCGACCAACGCAGCTATCCACTTGATTTACCGATCCCATTCTAATCGTGGAGCCGTTTTCCATCTCGATAACTCGGTCTTTTGAGTTATCTTTTGTCACTTCTAGCTCAAATCGCTTGATTAACCCTCGCTGAAGGTCAAAAGATATCTGGCTAAGAGCGTAGTTGGGCGACATTACTAGAATATGGCAACCCGGGACCAGGGAGACTAGTTGTCCTATGATGTTTGCGATGTAGGTTTTACCTTGGCGCCGAGAAATTGCAGCACATACAAAGCGATACTTTGGGTTATTTAGTGCATTTATAATAGCAATCTGGCTAGGAAGGGGTGAAACACCTAGAAGTTCTAAGTATGGCTTTACTGGCAGGCGTAAAAAATCCCGCCTGTCTTCAACATGCGTCGTTACAACATCAAGGCGAGATACTTTCACTTATCTGATAACTTCCGTCTAATATCTTCGAGGGCAGCCGTTTGGTTTTCTAGTTGCTTTTCTATCACACGATACTGTGTTTCGAGCACTAGTACTTTGCGGTCTAATTCTATAAGTTGCGTAGCATTACTGGTAACCATGAGTTCTTGCTCATCCACTCTATATGACAGGGTGGCTGACCAAGACACTACTGCGGCTGCTTGTGCTAGTAAGGCAATTATTACACCATACTTCTCAATCAGATGCGGCATGTAGCTTCCTTAGGAGTTCTCCGTATTTACCGGAGCCAAACTCATTCACGTTGTTCTGTACGTTGACTTGGTGAAGGGGTTGGGAAGGCTTAGCGTTCTTAATTTCGTCTTGCCGCATTTTATGGTACTGAGCTAGTACATCTAGAAGGTCCTTTGATGTATAAACTTCAGACTCGCGGGCTTCTTCCAGTTTGGACTCTATAATTTCTTCCATGAGGGCGAACAGCTTGCCGCGATTTCGATATCCCTGATCTAGAAACACATTGTCAACGTATTCTTTGACTTCGCGCTTGTCTAGATAGAGGGATACTTCCGATGGCGTAATACCAAGCAACGTGGCAGTCTGAGTAATAGAGCCAGTTGCAAGATATGTGTTCGCCACTTCGAGCGATTCGGGGGCAATTTTTTGAATGTTCATGGGGTTAGTTTATATGGGGGAGGGCTGATTGTCAAGAATTATTTTTTTCATGGGGGGAAGTTTTTTCGGCAATAGCACCCTTGTGGGATGAAAAATTTTCCCAAAGTTGCGCGTGAATGGGGGTGCTGGCGTGCAAGTAAATTGATAGTCAAGTAACCGCCCTACCC